ACGATCTGTTTGAGTCGATCGGCAAGGCATTGGAGCCGTTGGCCGGGCCGCTGATTGATGGTGCGGCTGCTGCGGTTGAAGGGTTCTCTGTGATCGTTCAATCGTTTGGCCAGTTTTGGCAATTCATATCAGACAATATCTTCCCGAAGTTTGTCGAAGCGCTCAAGCCTGTTTATGACACGTTGAGGGACGTGTTTGAGGGCATTGATTTTGGAGTTATCAAGAATGTCATTGAAAACACGCTGATCCGCGGGTTTGAGGTTACGGCTGAAGTGATTGGCGCTGCTGCGCGTGCGTTTCAGCGGTTGGTGGAGTTTATCAAGGCTTCCCCGTTGGCCCCCGTGATCAATGCTGCCGTTAAGGCAGCAGGATTTCTAGCTGATAAATTTGGCTTCACGAAGGATACGGTTGCGCAGTACAACAAGGAGCTTGACGCAGGTCGAGCAGATCTTGATGCACAGAAGCAGGCCGCGGCCGATCTGGCCAATGAGGCTAGGTTGCGTTCTGAGGCTGAGGCACAGGTTGCGCTAGAGCTTCAGAAGTCAACTGAGGCTGCGGTTGAGCAAAGCAAGTACAGCCAGGCGCTGCTTCAGTCAGAGATTCAGATTGCCCAAGCAAAGGGCGATCAAGCTACAGCATCAGAGAGCCAGATCCAGCTGAACAATGAAGTTGCTCGGCAAAGGATCGCAGAGATTAGTTTGCAGCAGCAGGCTGGCAAGCTGACTGAAGAGCAGGCAAGAACTCAGACAAAGATTGCTTTGCTGCAACGTGACACAGCAAACGAAGTCGAGGAAACAAAAGAAGGTTACAGGCGGCTGAAAGAAGACGCAGACAGGTTGCTGGATATTACTCAAGGCATATCAAACGCCGAGCAAAACAGGCTTAACACAATAATCCAACAACAAAATGCCACAGCAAATTTTCTTGGCGGCCAAGCTGAATTACTCGGAATCTACATTCAGCAGCAGCAAGTCGCGCTCCAAAGCGCAGAAACGCAATCCGAACGAGAGCAAATTGCGCAGCAGATATACAACCTAACAGTTCAACAGGCTGCCCTTGAGCGTGATGCGAACAAGGCGGCAATTGAAGCTGAAGTACAAAAAGCCAGGCTGGCAGTGGATTCTGCGGCCAGAAAGCGGCAAGAGGTTCAGATTGAGGCACAGCTTGCCGCTGCTAAGGGCCAATACAACCAAGCATTTGCAGAGGCTCTAAGACAAGCGGGCAGAGGTTTGGAGTTAGCTCAAAAGCAGCTTGATGCGACCAGGCAAGCGGCTGGCGTGCAAAACGTAATTGCCGATGCAACGTTTAGGGCAAAGGTTGAGGCTGCAGAGTTTGCCGCAAACATGGCAAGCGCAGAGAAGAATACCTCTGCCACTGCTGATCAGATGGACAGGTTGGCAGAGTCAACCAATAGGGCGGGCAACCTTGCCAATCTGCTTAAAACTCAGTTTGGCGAAGCGGCAAACAACCTATTGTTCAGCGCAGCATATGCAGCCGAGCAAAACGAGCTTGTAAGAAAAGGCATCACCGGCTTTGGCGAATACAACAAGCTGCAAGAAAAGTATTTAAACATTGCAAAGCAAATCAATCAAGAGATCTACAAGCGAAACATCCTTGCCGCTCAAAGTCAGCTTGAAGAGCTGGGCATCAGCAGCACTGCCCTGAAGTCAATCTTGCGCACCAGCAATGCGCGGCTTGGCGGTTTCAATGTGCCTTTCGCTGAAGGTGGTTACGTCACACGCCCAACCCGCGCCTTGATTGGTGAAGGCGGTGAAAGTGAATACGTCATCCCATCTAGCAAGATGGATGCAGCCATGCGAAACTACAGCGCAGGCCGTCGTGGTGATGCAGTCCTAAACATGGCCACCCCACAGATTAACCTCACTACAGGCCCTGTGATGCAGATGAATGGCACCGATTACGTCACCAAGGCCGACATGACACGCGCGATGAGCAGCGCAGTTAACCAGACCATTCAGACGATTACTAGCACGCCTGCGCTGCGTCGTCGTATGGGAGTCGCACGATGACCAAAGGCATTGCTGCATTCTTGACGATCAGGCAAAGCGACTTCAACACCGTTGTTGCCAAGTATCAGAGCTATTGGCCTGGCATGACTGTCGCTGGTCACGTGTTCAAGCCTTTTACTGCCGGTGCCATCACTTCGAATTCATCAGGCGGCCAACAGTCGTTTTCGCTTGAGTTTGGCCTTCAGGCAGCCACTGAGCAGATCATTGAGGTGAGCGCCGCCAATGGCTACATCTACGATTGTGAGCTGAAAGAGTTCACGCCGACTGCTACAGGCGTTCCGCCTGCAACTCTGACAACCTTTGCGCGTTTCCTTGGTGAACTTCTAAGCGCCAGCAAAACTGATCAGAGCATCACAGTTGAAGTTGGCACTAGCCTAGATCCAGTGAAGGCGCAAGCACCGCCTCGTAAATTCACCACTGCCCTTGTCGGGGATCCGCCGCAGCTATGACCGGATACATTACACCGCAGAGCGCATCGTCTCCGATTACCGCCAACCTGCGGAAGGATGAGCTGGTATCGCTGCAGTCTTCAGATAATGAGACGACACGGCAACAGCGGGTTGTGCAGATCGGCGGATCTGTGCCTGTCGTTTTTGGGATCTACAAACCTGAAACGTTGAGTGGCGGAGTTTGGCTCACACCTCCTGCGGCGCGTTATGGCATCCAGTACGACGAAGCAGGCGAAGACTCATTTTCGTTCGGTTTGATTATTAGCGATGGCGAAGTTCCGAGCATCGCAATTGAGGATGTCTACAAAGGTGCATTCTCTTGCAATGATCTGATCTCACCTGCAGTCGTTACCACGTACAACGGTCTTGAGGTAACTGGTTTTGATTACACCCTGAGCTATACGCCAAGCGGCGGTTCGACAAGTTTTCCCGGTGGATATACTCTTTCTTCGATCAATACAGTAGTCCCGTCATCAACAAGCATTCAGTTTGGCAATGTCGGCATACCGTCGTGGGGCGGAACTTTTATGCAACGGCAGTCTGCGTCTGCCGGCCAAACTGTTGACATTCTTTTTGGCACAAATATCGGCGTTGTCAATTACGCAGAGATTGGGGTTGAGGACTCTAGCGGCAACCCCGTTACAACAAGTGTTGAGTTTTATATTGGCGCAACGCTAATTGAGACAGTAACCACGCTGACCAGTAACCTTTATGTGGCCACGGTTGTTGGCGCACAGATGACCCCTGGGATGGGAGGCTTTCGTTTTGTCGTCACAACACCAGTTGCCGCTACCGTCTATTACAGGTTTTCATATACTTCTTGGCTTTATACTCCGCCAACTATCTTGGCGCCTGGCACGCCTGACGTAAACAGCACGCTTGCTCTGTTCCCAGGCTCTGGCGGCAGTTTCTCTGGACTTACAACACTTGCAGTAACTGGCGCATACGCAACAGGTGTTGAGCAGTCCTATCCGCCTCAGCAAGTCCGCTGTTTTATCAGGAACGGCTTGATCGTCGACAAGGTTCTTGGTGGCAGCGGTAGCTCAGACAATTTTGCAGATCTTGCATATTATTTTTTGATCAAGACTGGCAGCGTGACAAGCCAGTTAATTGATTTGACATCGTTTCAGGCTGCTGCAAGGTTCTTGGCTGCAGTTAGCTTGCCATTCAACGGTGTTGTGGCAAACAGCGTAAACCTGCGCGACTACCTCACAAGGCTTGCGCCTTATTACTTGTTGAGGTTTGTGCAGGCTGGCGGCAAATACATGCTGAAGCCCCTGCTGCCTCTCGATGCTGACGACAAGATAGAGACCGGCGCGATCACGCCTGCGGCGACCTTCAACAATGCAAACATCGTTTCCGGTTCATACAACAAGGAATACATTTCTGCTGATGAGTTCAAGCCTTTTTGCGCCTTGATGTCTTGGCGATCACAGAGCAGCGCTTCCTTCCCTGTCCAGAACATAACAGAAGTTCGTTTTGCTGGCGAGGCAGTAGACGGACCATATGAACAATATGACATGGAGGAGTTTTGCACCGATGCTCGCCATGCAGAGGCAATCGGCCGCTACATCATTTCTAGTAGAAAGTACACACGTCATAGAGTTAGCTTCCAGACAACTGCTCAGTCTTCAGGTCTCGTGCCTACCGACATTGTTGAGGTTGACTGGTCTTATGAATCACAAGGCGTTGTTCAGACAACTTCGGATCTGTATCAGATAGATTCAATTACTGAAGACCAGCAAGGCGTTTACAGAATCGAGGCCACGCATTTCCCAACGGATGCAAGCGGCAGCAGTTTGGTTGCACTTGATGTTGCGCAGTTGATCCAGGTAGACCTTCCAAGTCTTGAGAAAGTATTGATCAGCTCCGGCTTCAGCTTTGAGGATACTGAGGCGCAATTTGGTGTTTTTGGTTCTGATGTCCGCTCAACTGATCAAGCATTTGAAGGCAATAAGTCGGCCAAAACAGCTTTTGCCTATCCAGACATCAAGTTTACAGATGCTTTCCCTGACCCAGAGGCAATGTATTACATGTGGTCGTGGCGATCCTACAACTCTGGGAGCTTTCAATATCACACGTTTTTTGGCATCCGGGACGTGTTGAATGGAGCCGGATTTGACATCAGAACGGCAAGCACTGCAAATGTTTTGTTTTTCGGCTCAAGCGGCCCCCAAGTGATAGGTACTGACACATCAGTGCAGAACACTTGGAATCATTACTATATTCAGATTCATTGGGTTGACGGAAACCAGCAGAGGCCGGAAATCAGCCTATGGATCAATGGTGCGCTTGTTGGCAATGTGACCATTAGCGCTAGTACTCCTTATTCTCCGCCAGCTGGCACCAATGCTGCGCTTGGTGATTTCAGGGTGGCAAGAGGTAGTAACACGATTGGTGGCACGAAATATTACGACTTTTGTCTAGGCGGCACCGCTGATAACCCATTGGTGCCGATGAATCAGAGCACGATTGTCCCTGCTGATATTGAATCAGCCCTTGAGGCGGCAATACCTGGCGGCCTTACCCCGCCACCGGCAAAAGTTTTCAGGTTTAACCCATATGGGGACCCTGCAAACGTAGGAGAATGGGATTATGTCTTTACTGGAACGCCGCTATTTGAAAGCCGTGTTCAGATCAATTTTGAAGACGCTGATGGTCTTGACGTTGACACAGAACTTTTGCCAGTAACCAACACTACGGTGCAATGGTGGTTCTCTGTCGATGGCAGAAGCTATGAGCCCAAGACAGTGATAATTCAGAGAAACTCAGTCGGGGGATATTACATCCTGAGAAATGCAAACGTTTCCGATCCTAGACAGGGTGAGCTTTTGGTTTCGCTTGGCGAGCAACCAAGGCCAGCGCCTGCATCCGTTTATCAATGGGATAATTATGGCAACGAAACCGTGGCTAACGGCTGGAATTATGAAGAGACTAGAATACCAGTTGGCGGCCCTGTGTCCGTGTGGCGTGACTCCTTGCTCTTCAACTTTATTGATTCAAACCTAGAAAACATTGACGACTATTTGCTAGGAAGAACAAGCTCCGTTGTTGATGTTTGGATCTCAACTGACGGAGACCCATTTCAGCAGTATCAAACCAAAAGCATTGGCAGAAACTCGACAGACAGCCGTTACAGGTTTGATTTTGACGCCTTTGCGTTAATCGGCTTAAGCTTGGCAGGCAGTTTGCAGCTTTCCTTCTCTGATCCTGGCCCCTGATTGGTCAGGATTTTGCCGCTGTAACCTGTAGGAAAAGGTTCAACGCTGTCAATGACTTGGACGCTAGCCAATTCCGTAACTTGGACCGGCGACCGCGCCGAGAACAATACCGCGATGGAATATCTGTTTGATACCTACCTGCCATCCAAGGGCTGGACTACGGGAGCGCATCCAGACGGCAGCAGCTTCAAGCGCGTTTTCTCGTATGGCGCAACTGATAGCCTGCAGGGCGGCACATGGCGAAGCTATTTCTGGGCGAACTGGACTAGCGCTACTACTTCAACTAGTTGCAACATTTACGAAGACGCGACTTATACGGCGTCGCCAGGTGACCTGGCAACCGACACAACCAACCTAAAAAGTATTGAATACAATGACACGGCTTACTCTTTCTATGGCGCCAACTGGCGTTTCTGGACAAGCGATCAGGTGGCGAATGCCACGCTAGTTACAAGAAACAAGAAGGTGATGTGGTACCACCCAGGCTTTGATACTGCAGCCTTTGTTCAGGCTGGGACGTGGAACGGTACTGCTGACAACCCGAATACTTGCATTTGGCCT